TCAGTCCTCATCCCAGTTTTCCTCTCCATCGGGGGCGAGATTGCCCGATGGAAGCATGCCGGCCGTTTTGGGCGCGCCGTCAACGGCATCCTGCTTGTGGATACCGGGGATAACGGTGACAACAAGCGAACGGATATCAATTTGCACGGCGGCGCCTTGTCGATCGGCTGCCTTGATAATTCTCTCAATGTCGGCCTGGCGGAAAGCGGCTCGGGTCACGGTTCCCCCTCCTTTCCCATGTTGGCATTTTGTTCTTGCAATGGAGTTGGGGTGGAGTCGGAGAGGGCGCGGATGGCGATAGCAACTGCTTTTCCAGCGTGATCCCTGTCGAGCCAATCTCCAGGATTGTAGCAGGATTCGGCAACCTTGGCTGCGTCTTCAATGCCACGGCTGTATCCCTTGCTGTATAGAGATTTCAGCATTCCGAGATAGTTCGGAAGTGTGTGGCGCTTGTGAGAGTGGACGTGTTGGCTGAAGATTTTTTCCCAATAGCGCAACTGAGCCCGTTGGTTATGAATACGCTTATCGAGGATGAGGCGTCCAATGCGAGTTTCGGCAAGCTGACGTTCAAGCTCTTCAATGCGGTCCGCGGCTTCTGATGGATCGATACTCCCAGCCGGAAGCTTCATATCAAGATCGAGGCGCAGCATATCAGCGCTAAGCTGGCGCAGTCGTTCAACAAGGCTCGTCACTTCCGCACCTCTTCGTTTAGAGCGGTGCGGCTGGCGTCTCGTTCCTTGATCAGTTCCTCACGTTCCTCACGGCATTGGCGCTCGATCCATTTGAACAGACGATATAGTAAGCCGCCATGGGAAACGAACTGAGCAGAGCGAGCAGCGTCGCGCTCGACCTCACCATATTCGTAAATGTCGCGATCGATCTTTTTCACGAGCGCACCTCCAGTTTAGACAGGAGGGCGCGGACAGCAAATATATCGCCAGCGGTGAGGCGATTTTCCTGTCCTGGATTGTCTAGAGCCAGAACTAGATCAGAAGCGTTCCAATTCCGCGAGAATAACTCGCCGGCCATTTGGTTGAACGGCTCCAGCACCCTCTTCACCTCCTCGATAAGGTCGGCGGTGCGCTGGCGTTCGGAAAGGATAACTTGGGCGATCAATTTAACGCTGCCTGAGCGGAACCCGTCAGCCGCAGCTGCATCATAGACTGCCATGGCCGCCTGCATGATTTCGTCCGGTATAGCGCTCATGGCCGGATCTCCTTTTGATAAGGAAGAAGCTTCTTCTCAAAATCGTCGTATTCGACCGGCCGCCAGAACTGCCACCATTTTTCACGAAGAGGCGCCAGTGAGAAATTCCCATCCCTGATCGCATCACGGTATATGTCCAAGAGCGCGGCTTCTTTCGATTCCGCTCCGTCCACGGTGTAAAGGGAGCTGCCGAGATGACGGCTCACGGTCCAATAGGTCATGGCTCCGCCCTCCCTGTATCGCTAGAACGGATAGAGGGTGGGGGAGTTGAGCCCTTGATAAATCTCAAGTTCTCTCCCATGTTAACTTTCTCTGAACTAGTTGGCTGAACGTGATTAATCGCGGTTTTCGATATAAGCTCATTCCGACGCAAGAACAGAATTCGTTGTTCTTGCAGTTCTCTGGCGTGTGCCGACTCATTTACAATCTTGCTTTGGAGCAACGTCGAGATCATTGGCGCGCTTACCAGCGTATCCATGAGAAGAAGCTTAATTATTTTGCGCAGGCTCGTGAACTTACGGCCTTGCGCGCCGAATTCGATTGGATCGCTGCTGTTTGCCAAACTTGTGAACAACAAGCGTTGCGGGACCTGGATAAGGCGTTCAAAAATTTCTTTTCTGGTCGGTCCGGATATCCATCTCCTCGCAAAAAAGGCGTCAATGATACCTTTCGTTTTCTTGGTCGCGAGGTCGAGATCAAGAAGATGAATGGTAAGTGGTCTGCCGTATGGCTCCCCAAGATCGGTTGGGTGAAGTTCCGCAATACACGTTCCATGCGCGGCAAGATCAAAAACGTAAGCGTTACGCTCGATTCCAACGGTTGGCATGCATCCTTTGTCTGTGAAATTGAGCATGTCGCGCCTGCCAATATCTGTCCGAGTGTCGGAATAGATCGCGGTGTTGCCAATACATTGACACTTTCCACGGGCGAAATGCTCTCGATCCCAAGATCGATTTATATCTTGGAACGAAAAAGGCGCCGTGTTCAGAAAATCGTAGCGCGGAAAAAACGTGGATCGCAGCGTCGGATTAAAGCTACGCGAAGAGTTTCGCAGTTGTCTGCACGCATTACACGTATCCGCCGTGATTGGCAGCACAAGGTAGCGCTGAATATTGCCAAACGATTCGGAGCCGTGGTTCTCGAAGATCTCAATATCAAGAACATGACAGCTTCGGCCAAGGGCACTCTTACCGCGCCGGGGCGCAATGTTCGGCAGAAGGCGGGATTGAACCGAAGCATTCGCAATCAAGGCTGGGGTGGGTTTGAAACCATTCTCGCCTATAAATTGGAAGAACGTGGCGGGACGCTTATCAGTATCGATCCCGCCTACACGTCGCAGACCTGTTCTGAATGCGGAACTGTTGACAGTATGAGCCGCGAAAGCCAAGCGCTCTTTTCCTGTCGCCATTGCGGCTTCCGCGCACATGCCGACCACAACGCTGCGATCAATATCTTGCGCCGGAACACGGCGTCTATGCGCACGGAGGAAGGGCGTTGGCTCTCCGATGAAGTGCGAACTGGACGGATGGCTATTCATCCCGAAAACCCCTTGGCTGGAGCCTTGGGGAGATGTTAACTCCGTTTCCGGCTTCTGTAATAGGCGCGTGTAGGGGGATATCGCCGTCATCGGCTCGCGATTCTGTCCAAGCCAAGCAAGTTCCATCGCCGGTGGTCAGAAATTCAAATCCCTGTTTGTTTATGAAGCCTACCGGCTCCCTCGTACAGACTACACCGCCGATCGCGGATAGGTAGGCGGAGATGAGTTCCCGCGCGACCAGGGTGGCGGTATTGCCGGGAAACGTCGCCGGGCTGCGCAGCTTTGCCGCTACGGCCTCGATTGCCTTATCGTGTGGTGTGGTCATTGGGGAATGCTCCAAGGGACAAGAGGAGTCGCATAGGCGAGCGTGAGGGGATGGCGAGGATGGCCATCGAGCGCTGTACCCCAGCACATCGGCTTAGCGCCTGCGCGAGACAGAACTTCGACGACGGAACGCCAGCGGTTGCGCAGCGGCTTTGGGAGCTTGGACAGCGGCCCCCACGCGACGATGTGAATGTCAGCGCCACGGATCGCCTGTTCGATATAGGCGTCATTCTCTGGACCGATAGGATCCGCTGCATCCCGAAGATATCGAACATCCTTGCTGATCATGGCAAATGGGTTCCAGACGATAACCTTGCTTGCGCCAAGGCGAGCGCAGAAGCCGTCCACCTTCGTCATGGTCGAATCGTTGCTCTCGCCATTGGCAAGCGACGGATTGACCATGCCAAGGGAGACGACTGGACCGTTGCCGCCAAAATCATGTTCAAGCAGGTAGCGATAGAGGCCGCATTTGGAGAATACTGCAGATCGGCGCAAAAGGAGGTCGGTCATTGGGTGACCTTCTTTCTCGGCCACGGAAAAACACGGGCCGGTAAATCTGGATGGTCTATAGGTTTGTCGGAAAGGAAGACGATATCAACGCGTGCCGAAGTGCTGCCGATGCCAGCATGAGGCTCTTTGGCTCGTTTTATGGCATCAGCAGCCGAGTATGAATCGCGCTGGCTGAGAAACCACACTTCATGGAAGCCGTCGCCGTACCATGAAGATAGCGGCCGCCCGTAGCGGTCAAGACAGTATTGGATCAGCACCGGCATATCAGCATCGGTGATGATATACGTCATTGCTCCATAGCCACGGCCCTCTGTCGCGTCAAAGCCATGAGAAACTGTATAAACTTTGAGGTTGGCGAGTCGCCTGGCTTTGGCAGCTTCGTCCCGTTCGTGGGCTTGGCAGGCCTCGACGGTATCGAATACCTTTCCGTCATCGGAAACGTAGATTTGGCGAGTTTCTGTCTTCATCTTATGCCTCCTCTTCTGAATTGGCTTCGAAGCAGCAGCGTGGGCAACACACCGGTGCGCCGCAGCGGAGGCATCTGTTGATCACCTGCTCGCCGCATTCATCGCAGTCGAAGCCTGCTAGGCTTGGGAGGAGATCGGAAAGGCGATCTACCGGTTTCCCTGTCCAAGGATCGTAAATTGCTCGCAGCATCTACGCCTCCTCTTGGGTAAGCTTGGCCCGGAGGGCAGATGCACAGATACACAGCGCGATATGATCGTCTGGACGCTCGGACGTGGCTAGGCCGAGAATTTCCTTGCGTGCTCCATATCCACGAACGAATTCGACCATGGAATAATTATCGCCATGCTCGGTGCGGATACGCCATTTCGGTAGAATGTCGTTTGCCAGCGTCATGGCTGCATCGATCGAGTGGGTTACGGATGACCAGCCGTCGTGATAACCTTCCTTGCCAGCGGCTTTCCGCTCGGTGTCCCACCAAAGAAAGTCATTCGGCTCTTCAAAGGCGGCGTGAACCCAATCGACGCATTTTTCTGCCAGCCACGGCGATACGACATGGAAGTGGATAAGGCGGTCAAGTTCGCGATCCGGCGCTTCGGCCTTCTCCAGCGCGGCAATCAGCTCTTCAAGCCTGCTCATTGGTAGCCTCCTCTTGGGAGAGGGCGGCGCGGGACTCACTGTTTGAAAAAATTCGCCGATGAGCAAGATCGGCATAATCCTGCTGAAATTCTATACCAATGAACTTACGACCTAGCCGTTTTGCGACCACCCCAACGGTGCCCGAACCCATGTATGGATCAAGAATGGTATCTCCCTCGTTGCTGCACGAAAGTATGCACTTTTCAACAAGCTCTTCCGGAAATGTGCAGACGTGCCCTTCATTTCTACTCGGGGTAATGTTCCATACCGTTGTCCACCCATGGTCATGAAAAACATGAGGCTTCCCGATTTGGAAAATGCGTTCATCAGCAAGCCGGAACCTTCCGTTTGCATGGCCACTTGTGCCGCCCCTGTGCCAAATAATCTCGCACCATATTGGAAAATCGGACATCCAGTGCAGCGGATGGTATATATTATTAGCAACGCGATACTTATTGCGGGTATGCCAAGCGTACCGGATTCGGTGATTGTAAAACACCGAACCTTCAGTTCGTTCACGCAGTGCTGCGATGACTGCCTTCTGCTGTACCTGATACTCCGCCTCTGGCAGATCGTCAGGGTACCATCCATCGTAGTTGCGCTTGGAAGAGCCGCCACCAGAGGCAACTTTATTTAGGTTGTACGGCGGGCTTGTTACAACGAGCTGGACCTTCGGCAGGGAAGGTATAATCTTTGCGCAATCGGCGTTGATGATCTCGATGCTCACTTGCCTTCCTCCTGCTGCTGGAGGGCGGGGCTCGGTTCATTTTCATAAGGTACGCGGGAGGAAAACGCCTCAAGTGCTTTATCAAGCGCATGGCTCTCGTCGTCTGGTAGCATGCCAGTATCGAAAGCTTCGCGAGCCGTGATGACGAGATTAATTATGTCCTGCGGAAGCACCTCTGCTTCGTCACGGAAGGAGAACGAGCCCGTTTGGAGCGCACCGCTTGCGATGGGATGAATGCCGATGCAAACGCATTTGTCGCCAAGATCGCAGCCGATAGGACCGATTTCGCGATCAAAACCGCCGTCGTGTTCACAGCGGGCCGTGAAGTTGGCGATCTTTTCCAGTGCCTGTCGGAATTCTCCGTTCTCCACCCGCAGCGACTCTATCTCTGCGGAGGATGCGGAGGAGACGGGTGGCTTCGGAGAAGATGCGATCATGGCCGAATAAATATCGCGTGCAACTGCCGCGCCGAATATCCTTTCGCATTCTTCCGCTTCTGCCTGTCCGGCCTTCTCCATTTCCATTGTCAACTTGTTCGGCACCAGTTGCCAGCCTTCGGGGATCTCCGTCCCTCCCTCTACCGGAGAGGAGAGAGCAGAGCAGATGCGAGACTCGTAGTCGGCTTGGGCGGCGGCTTTGGCGTCTTCTTCAAGAGCATCCGCGTTGTCCAAGATCACCTCAGTCGGGCCAAGGGTCACGATCCAGCCGGGGCTGTAGGCTTTCACCGCAGCTTCGTATTTCAGGCCAAGACCACGACCAATGTGAATATTGAAGCTGTGGCGCTTCTCCACAGTCCATTCAAGTGACTTAGCCTTCACGCTCACCGGCTGCGGCGCTGGTGCGGCGTAGAGGTAATGTACTTCGTGTCCAGACGAAATAGCGGCTGCCTTCCCACGCTCGACGTCGGTCGTCACATGTTCACAGCCGGTGGAATCCACCCACATAACAGCAACCGGATCTCCGGGTAGGAGAGAAAGGGCGGCAATGGCACCCGCTTCCGCAACTTCGGCGAATGCTTCAACAAGCGCTCCTGGCTGATTACCAGCAATCTCGCGGCCCTTGGCCTTGGCGGCTTCGATCATCTCGGGTGTCGGGATCATGCGTCGATTTCCTTCTCGCGAAGACGGCCGGCGGCTGCCAAGCCTTGATTAATAATCGCCGTGGCATAGGGTGCAGCGTCGTCGCCCATGTCGGCCCAAAGACCGAATATCGTCAGGGCGAGAACGTGAGGATTGATGCCGGCGCGCTTCCAGAATTCCATTTCGTTCATGGTGTGCTGGATCCGGTGTTGGGTCGGCGAAAGCGGAAGCGCCCAACGATCAGGAGCCTTCGAGCCTTTGCCACGGCCGAAATGTGCGTAGCAAGGCGCAGCGAAAGAAAGGTGAGCCGCCTCAACGCCATAGCGGCCTGACACGCAACAAGGAAGCATTCTGATAAATAATAGGTAGTCCCGGTTTTTGGTGGGTTTCTTCTTTGGGAACTGCGCAAATTGTTGAGTAGCAACACGAAATGCCATCATGCTTCCTCCGAGGGAGCGAAGCTTCCGAAGTACTCAATCTCGGCAGACTTTCTGACCGACGCGGCGGCTTCGAGCGTGTCGAAGCAACCGAGATCAATGACCTTCTTTGCTACGGTGATGCGAACCCGCCATTTTCCGATATCAGTGCGAAAGCTTACACCAGCTACACCTGTGCGATTGTCAGCTCTCCTGTGCCGGTTCTGTGAATTCTGGATACCGTCAGCGAGACGAAGGTTGCCGCCATGATTATTCCGGCCGTCAATGTCTGCATGATCAATCAGGTTTGGGCCAGGATCGCGTTCGTTGTGGAGAGCCCAAATGATGCGATGATTATGGAGTTGTACGGAAATCCACTCATCACCTGCACGGTATGTCAGGCTGATACGATAGTATTTCTTGCAGAAGCTTCCGGCGGCCTGTCCAGGCCACTTTGCAGAAAAGAACTTGTGACCGAGCTCATGGCGGAAGTGACTGCGAGGGCGCTCTTTCCAGCGTAGGCCGTGTGGTATCAAAGGATCGAGCTGAAAAATCTGATGAAGAAGATCGATCGGCGGCAACGGAACCAAATCTATGTTCATTTGCTCGTTTCGAATTCGCACCTTATTTTTCGCGGGCTTGCGCTTCGGCTGTGGGTCGAAGTTTGAATTTGCGATACGGAAGGCAGTCACGCGCGCCTCCATATCCAAGACAGCCAGGAAAGACGCTTGCGCCAGCGCTGCTTTGCGTTGTAGGCCTTGAGGCGGTCGGTGATCGTGTCCTGCAGTTCAAGACGCTTGATCGTGGATGGGCGAGGACTGCGGTATTTCTGGCGACGGAGATTTGCGGCGCTCATGCTGCCACTCCCTTCACATCTTCCGGCTCCGTCCAAACCACGCCTTTCTCAGCGCCATAGGCGTAAATGAATTCGATGAGGTCTCTCATCTGGGATTTTGTCAGGTTCGATGACCGGAACCCTGTCGGGAAGGGCTGGCCGTTGAGCCCGGTCTCGAATTGGACCGCGTGGCCGCAGGCATGCATGAATAGTGTCTTCCAGACCTCGGGCGTGTGCCGGCGCCCGTCAGGCATGGAGCGACTGACATCTGACAGCATGGCCCACATCTTGTCGTTTTGGTCGATGGTGCGCTTCGCCTCGCGGATGGTTAGGATGGCGTCAACGGGCGCTTTCTCTATAAGGCTGTGGGCGAAAACCTTTTGGCTAGGGCCATGGAGAATGACGGTTTGGCTCATGGTCAAGCCGCCTTCGTGGAAGGTCTACTGCCAATTTTGGCTTCCAAGGCCTTCTTGACCTCCAGCGCATCGGCAGGGCTTCGAGCCCAGAACTCGCGTAGAGGTTCGCGATTGGCATCGCTCCACTTGGTAACTTTGTCGGCAGGCTCGCTATTGATGAATTCAAGGGCGCGATCCGCAAATTTCCCAACAGGAACATTTTCGAGAGTCCAGTTATCACCCCAGGTGACGGTTATCGCGTCCTTGGCGCCGACGGCGCGCAAGCGGTGTTCTTCGCGTTCCTGCTCGACGATTTCAGTTGCGGACAGGTCAATGATCTTGGCGCGATCCATTTCTTCTTCGCCATAAAGACCGGTGTACTCTTCCGGCCATCCGGCGCGCAGGGCCTGCATCTCGGCGCATTTGGAAATCATGATGCGAGGCTGACGGCACCAGTTCCCGCTATCGTCCAGTTTGAGAACGATATCGCCCTTCGCGACCTTCTTCTTCTTCGGCTTTCCGCTGTCGGCCCAGACTTCTCCGGTATCGACATACTCGTAGCCGCCGGTCGGCATCTGTTTGATCGGCGCGAACTCATCCCAATACGCTTGTCCGGCGATTTCATGCCACTCGCTCGTCTTCGGGTCTTGTTTCCAGAGATAGACAGTTGCCGAAACAATCCCGAGCGGGTTGGTAGGAGACACCAAGTCTTTGTCGATCTCGTAGGTAGGCGGTTTGGATGCTGCACGATAATCGCCGCAACGCTGCGCAATGACGCGCTGACCATCGCGGGTGATGATGATGGTCATTTTCCGCTTTTCGGCGTCAGTCTTGGAAAAGACCATTGGAATGATTTGCCCGAGGAAGGGATCAAGTCCCTTGGCTTTCGCCACCTCGCAAAACAGGTCGAATTCATCTCGGTTGCAATCCTTGGCGATCGTATCCTTGATCAAAGCGATCTGCTTGGGGGTCATATCGAAACGAGTAATGGCGTTCATGATCATTTCCTTCGCAGCGATAGGCTGTAGGAGCCGTTGTCGAGACCTGCACCTTGCACAGGGATTTTGTCGTTCAGGGCTTTTAAGAGTGCCTTTCGATCGAGCTTTGGAGCGGGGCGCTCTTGCTCAATCCAAAAGTCGGCTGGAATGTCTGCCTCGTTTGTGATGATAAGGCCCGGAGCACGCTTCGTGAGAGTTAGCGTTCCGGTGGGCAGCTTGAAGTTGACCTGATCGGTCGCGAGCATGGCTTGTTCGATCGTCGCCTTGATGCGATCAACACGTTTTTCCAGTCGAACTCGGCGGTCGGAGAATGCGTCTTCCTTAGCCTTGAGCCCGACAATCTGGATTTCGCATTCGTCGATCTCGTCGAGCGCGGTCCGTATCGCCTCGAGAAGGGTCGTCTCACCTTCGATCGTGTCGGCAACAAGTTCCTGGTCGTCATCGACGCCTTGGGAGCGCAAATTCGCCAACAGCCGTTTGGCTGCTTCGGCTTGGCGAGCGACGTGGAAATCTACTTCCGCCATGTAATTTGCTCCTGGCGATCGAGATCCTGAACCTTGATGACGTGGTCGACGCGGGACAGAACTGCGAAGCTGATGATCGTCATGAAGAGGGTGAGCATCGCCATGGCGAAGAACTGCTCTTTGGCGGTGAAGGTGATGACCGGAGCGGGCTGGCTGACCTGCTGCTGGCATTTGCCGGCAGGGCAGTCGCATTCGCGGTGGGAGCGGAAGTCGCAGCGCGTCATTGTACACCGCCTTTCCGGGCGGCGATCATGGCGTCGGCAAGAGCGTAACAGTCGGGTGCGAGGCGCTCGGGAATGAGGTGTGATCCCGGTTCGCCGGCGAGCGAGCCAGCCAGAGCCTGACCGGCGAACCAGTCGCGAAGGCTCATGCCCACAGGATTGCGCTCAACATCGCCGATGGACAGCGGATTGCCATTTCCGTCTACGGTAGCGACAGCATGACCGAAAGCCGGACCGCCATCTTCGATAATCTTGTGCGACGCGCTCATTCCGCAGCCTCCATGACATAGGGGCGCGTCGGGGAGATTTCGGGGACGAAGCCCAATGGCATGCCGGCGCGACGGCGAAGAGCCGGAACCGGCTCGACGTTGCCGGCGACTGCATCGGTCCAAGCATCAGCCGCATTACGACCGACAGCCGTCTTGTCGCTCTCGATCTGATTGGCGATCTCGGTAAAGAAGAAGTCGTCGACGACGTGCGCGCTGTTTATCCGGCTCGGTCGTGTCAGAACACGATTACCGATCTGGATGGAAGCAACGTAGAAATAGCTGTCGTCTTCGCAATCGCTCTCGAGCGTGGCAGTGCCATAAAGAAGGACACCTTCGCCATAGCCGGGCATCTTGACTTCATCGAAGTTGAATTGGCATGTGGTCATTGCCGTAGCCTCAAAATCCCGCGTGTCAGGCGCAGAGCTGTTGAATGTCGGAAAGCTTGGTGCGGAGATTTTTGACCTCGGCGAGAAGGGCTGGCGTCGCAGCGTTCTCGCTGTCACCGAAATAGACGCCGAGTAAATCCATGGGCTCGATATTCAGCGTGCGGCATATTGCGACGAGAGCGCCGACGGAAACGCGGTTGGTGCCCTTCTCGTATTTCTGCACCTGCTGAAAGGTGACGCCGAGGGCGGTTGCAAGCTCAGTCTGCGTGACGCCACGGATCTTGCGGAAATCCCGAATGCGGGCTCCAACCTCGATGTCGATATGTTCGATGCGCTTTGCCATTTCCCATTCCTCCTGCGCCGTAGCGCGTTGATCACTTTCGATATCCGCTGCAGTGAAGAGCGGATGCCGAATTGGATCAGGCGGCTTCTGAGACCGGGAGATCCAAAATCTTGTTGAGCTTGTCGGTCTGAACCATCGGGAGTTGAGGGCGCTCGACATCAAATCGACGCGCAAAAGGAGCAACCTCGGGCCATGCCTCGATCAAACGCTTGATAGTTCCGACAGAGGCCATCGCGGCGATGGCGGATCGCCGGGCTACATCGATTTCGTTCACGAGGTCGGCGGCTACGCCTGATAGGCGATCATATTCGACGGCCAGCTTATGCGTGGCGTCATACACCTTCACCGAACCGCCCTTGTGCTTGTAATAAACACGGCGATACGATCCGGTGCGATCGGCAGAGACAACCTTGTTCAGGTCGCCGTAAGAGTAGCCGCTGAAATAGACATGGGTGTATGATGTACCGAAGTTGACACTCAGGTCGTCGACGGTGGGCAGCATGCCGTCAGGAAGGGCTTCGATCTGCTCGCGTTGCGTTTTGGTATAGATGTCTCGATAGACTGCATCGGCAAGTGCGGCGCGCTGGGCATACACATTCTTCACAGCATCCTCGAAGCGATGCTTGATCAAGTCCTTGGCGATTGCCTCGCGTATATCCTTCGTCAGTCTGGTCGACATTCTTGCTTCCCTCATCTTGCGCCCGTTTCTCTGCTTCGCCGGTTGGCGGGGTCATTCGGTGCGCTGTTGATGAGATAAATGTGCATTACATTCACATTCAAGTCAATCAAAAAGTGAATGACATGAACAGTGATTTTTACGATGCTGAATTGTAGGCACCAAAAAGCCCGCTCGAAGCGGGCTCTAAAGGGGGCTGTCAGAAGGGGAATAGGCAAAAAGAAACCCGCCGAAGCGGGTTATTCGTCATAAATGTTGAAGAGCATGGATTGCTTCCCATAATGATGCGCAACCTTCTTGCGTAACTCGCTCATGGTTCTACATGACTTTGACAGCCCTACAACCTCAAAGCACCGAGAGACAAGCTGCCTTACGCCTAGATTTTCGGTTAGATTCTGGTGCCAGCGAACATTTGGAGGAGGACGATTTTCCCGCAAGTACTTGGCCACATCAGGGTCGAGGGTATCGTAGATAAGTTCAATAACGAGCTTGCCCCAATATTTGGGCCTACTCTTCAGATCGCCTTGCCAATTGGTTAGGCGTCCAAATTCTTCCCAAAGCTCGTCAGGAAATGTCTTCTCCCAAGCCCGAAGCTCTTCAGCAATAAATGCTCGCAGTTTGATCTGCAGGGCATCTTCGGCCCTTTCGTATTGATATCCGGTGGCTTCATCAATAAGCGCATCGAGTCCGATACGGGTTAATCCGGAAGTGATGACGGCACACTTGATTGCAATTTCACGCTGACGATCTGTCATGGGAGCGTTTTTGTAGAGTGCCTGAACATAGCCTCTGCAAATCAACTCAAAGTGTTCAGTGGTAAGCCCTGATCCGCGAAATTGCGTTCCTGGTATGGCGAAATCAACTAATTCGCCCAGGATCAAGTCGCTGTTAATAAAAGGTTTTAGGCCGGTAACCCCGATATAGTTGCCCAGGTTACCAGATTCAACTCCAGCAAATGATTTTACCGCCGACCTAAGTGCGATGACGCGTTGCGCAGTGTCCAAAACGTAGCAGTCGAGTAGATCGCCGCCCAGATCAATTTGACCCCGCCATTTTGCGAATGGAGAATCCGGCAGAGGTGGAAGAACTTCTCCATCATCAAATTCGGAATCATTGATGTGCGCCTTTGTCGGCGGCTTATGCCCAGGCGGGAAAAGTTCTGACGGCTGAAGATGAACACCACGCATCTGGGCGACGGCTACGATTTTGTCGTGCCACTTCTGAGGAATTGCCCCCTTGGAACACCAATATTGAACGGTACTTTGCCGTATTGAGAGAGCTTCAGCCAAGGCCGACTGGCTCCCGAAGCGAGCTACGATAGTCTCTGCTCTGTTCATATTTGCTCTCCGTGAGTGAGAGCCCATACTACCAAAAAATAATCACAAGTCTACCAAATTTATTTGGTAATCACTGGGGTCGCAAATGCTCCTCGATCAGCTCCCGAGCTGCAGCAAAGACGCCGCTGTCGTCATCGCCCTGGCTTTCCTCAAGCATCTGCAGGGCGTCTTCGTAGATTTCACGCTCGGCTTCCTTGGTAACAACTCCGATCCGACGCAGGTGGCCGATCAGTGCCGCGAGCGTCGCGGAATTTGAGAGCGCTACAGCGCCGGCGGATAGGATGGGATGATCATGAGCCATGGCTTGTTACTTTATGAACCCCAAAGAGTGCGCTACACGCTCCTCTTGCGTGCAGAATGCTACCTTTGAGGAGGCGGACATGCTTTGAGCGCCAGATTGCGTCAGAACTGTAGAGCCGCTAACCAGATCACTGAATTCCATGTCATTTTCTGGAACATTCTTCTTAATGAAATTAGCTATAGCATCCGGATCAAAGGTCAGGTCGCATATCTGTTCCGCTGCCAACGTTCTTCCGAGTTGCATTGCGAGATTGCCGCTATCTTTCGCGAGACATGGTGTAGATATTCCCAACATGCCGACCGTCAAAATCACCAGATTGCGCATCAAACTGAATTCTCCTGTTAGGAAAAATTTCATAATTTGTTCTTGTCTTGTTCTAATTTTCGAGTCATGAATTAGCAAACTCTCGCGTTAAGGAGGTGGGAACATGGCATCGTATTTCGTAGTTCAATCCTTCAGCTCTGGCAAAGAGGGCGTCGTTCCCGACACACCTATCCAGGCTCAAAGCATCAATCATGCACGCTGAATGGCCGAACGCATGGCGCTGACAAAGACCATGGTTATCGCCTTCATGCGAGACGGAAATCCCAAAACCGGCGACTATGGCGATCCCAAGCTGATCTTTGCTCATGGGAAGGACCTTCCGGAGGAAGTCAGTGCCATGGAACGGGCTTGAGGGCTATTATGGCGATCTTCCATCAGATCAAGCCCAAATATAAAACTCGCAATGATGAGATCGTCGCCGGCCTCTTTGCGGCTGCCGGCGCTGATGCGCCCGCTCCGCCCGAGACAGTGATCAAACGCAAGGCTGCTGAGATTTCTACTCTGATGGCGCTGATTCATGGGGGCGATTGGCGAGTTGAGATTGATCATCAGGCGGAGTTTGTCCTGATCGCTCCTCGTCTGCCGTAGAGGGAATAAATGTGGCGATAATTTTCATCGCTCTTTCAATCTGTCCATGATCGACACCATAGGCTAACATTGCCGACCTGAGAGCATCTTCCGGAGATTTTTCCATCCGGATGGCGACGGGCATCAATAAATCGTGAGGTTTGCACCCGAGCGCCAGCGCAATCGCTTCGAGCGTGCGCTGTGTGTAGGGGGAGTCTGATGTCTCGATTTTAGAAAGGGTGCTTCGCGACATGCTGATACGCTCCGCAAGCTCTTCCTGGGTGAGGCCACGGCTTTCCCGCCATTCTGCGATGTAGGTGCGACCGAGATTGGCCAATTCTTTTTTCACTGGTGCCATACATCAATTATCTCATGGCCATCTTGGTCACTCTATGCATTCACATTCACATTGTGCTTGACATTCACGTTCATCACATTCACATTTGGCGGCATGAAAACGCTCGCCGAACACATGAATGAAACAAAAACCACCGACGCGGCTCTGGCCGCGATTGTGAAGTGCGATCGCTCGATGATTACGAAAATTCGTCGGAAGCAGGTCACCCCCTCACTACCGTTGGCACTCTCAATCAGCAGGGCAACCGGCGTTACGGTCGAGGCACTCTTGCCGGAGACCGCAGCATGACCGCCGAAGCCCAGACCATTACAGAAGACATCCTTCAGACGGAACGCCTCGATCACGGTCTTCTGAATATCCCGCTCGCCAAGCGGGGCAATATAGACGCGCAGATTGACAGGTACGTCGCAGAACAGCGCAAAGCTAAGCAGAAAGAACATTCTGAATCTTTCCATCGGATTCGCGACCAGAAGAAGCGCGTCCAGGATATCCTGTCGAAAATCGGCGATTTCCGCGTGATGGAAATTGCTAAGCCACTGGGATGCCGCAATCCGTCTTCCGCCCGCAAGGCTCTGTATCAGGCGGCGTTGAGCAATTTGTCGAAATGGATTGCCGTCCTTGAGCGAGAATCTATTCCGGCTGGCGGATGTGCCTCGTGCTGGGCACCCGTTGGGAAATGCCAGCATGGCGCCTCCGAATGGCTGGGGGAGGTTTGAATGATTTCCCGTACCTCTCTCGCCAATGAGATCGACGAATACGATCAGCAGATCGCCGACATGAACACCGGCAAGAAGGATTGCTTTGATGCCTACCGCGCACAGCTCGTCGCTAGCGGCATGGACAAAGCAAACATCAAGACCGAGATCGAGGCCATCAAGGCGGCGATCAAGCGTCGTCGCGCCGCCAAGAAAGATCCGATGGCCGTCGAAGAGAAAGATGCGCTGATCGATGAGATTTTCGAGGAGATCACGACGTCGCCTCGTGCACCGCGCGCCACGCGAGAAAACATTGAGAAATTTGACGCCGAGACAGGCGAAATCCTCGAAGGCATCAACCCACGCCTCGCCAAGCAGGGCGTCACCGGCACGCAGACCGAAGCCGGTCGCTCCGCGCTGATGGCTGCCGTCGATATCATGATCGAACGGGAAGAGGCAGACGAATACGAACACCCGCATCATCTGAAAACAACCGGTGGCGATGAGAGCGGTACGCTGAAAGGCAGTGTTGAGGATCACCGGCAGGCAGCTGGTCGCTACCCTGAGAGCCAGACGGACGGGAACGAAACCGTGACAGTTGTCGGTGCCGAGAGCGGAACCGTCGTAGGTCCGAAGGTGCTCGACGGACGCTCCTCGGTCGCAGGGGAAAGCAGGCACCATTGCGACGTGTCGGAAGACGAAGCCGGTCAGACCCTCACCGGCAACTTCATTTCCGAAATTTCTCCGGCCTCTCAAGGCGAAGCCGGAGCCCCCAGCGCCGAGCGCGTAAATCCGAAGGACGAAACGAGTAGCGCCGCCGCCAACACAGGAGGCGATCATGTAGCCAGCAGCGTAGAGCGCGCGCCCGGGCAGCAGCAGGGCAATACCTCGAACAACGGGGAGGATCGGCAGGCCGTCCTCCCCAATAAGACCCGCGTTCTTAGACCTCACTGCCAGAGCCCGGATATGTGCGGCAGCGGCACGAGAGACCATTGCTGGACCTGCAAGAAGGCGATGCAGGAGAGCGCGGCATGAAGAAGCTCTCCGCAGGCATCTGCCTTGTTGCTCAAAAAGCCGTCGAAGGACGAACGCCGCACGACCGGGTACAGGCAGCGCGACCAGCCAAAATCGAAACTCAAATCCAGGCGAGGGCAGCATGAACGTTCTCAATTTCCGGAATCCGAGAAAGAGCGCAGCAAATGCCGATGTTACCGCCATGGCGGCCGCCTTCATTGCTGAGCACGGCGTTCGTCGGTTCGATCGAGGCTTCTCCCAAGACTGGCTCTACCTGCAAAATCTGATGCTATCCTTCGGTTATATCCTTCGGAAGGAACGCACATTTTATTCCCTGACGCCGGTCGGGCAGCGTGGGCGCCCGAAGATGCTTGGTCGCGATAAGATCCTCGCGCGCATCGACGAAATCCTGATCGCACACGGCAAAGAGCCCTTTCTTCGGAGGGCGTCATGACCACAGCATTTGTCTGCTTCGCCATCGCGATCGTCACCGGCCTTTTCTTTGGCGCTGGCCTTGTTCTTATCAAGCACATCAAGCCGCGCGATCCCGAAGTCTCAAACTCAGGCGCGGTCGAAGGCGATGACCGCCACTTCCGAAAATACTGAATTCGAATGGGTGCGGCGGCGCTCACAGCGCTGCGCCCGTAGCTGACGCAGATCATGTTTCCCCCTCCCGCGTGGTCTGCGTCAGCACTTTTATTCTTGGGAACTTTTTCGACAGGCGCATGACAACTGCAGCCGTCGCAGATCCCAGAGAAACAAAGGAGGCTGGTGACGACGGCGGTTCGCCACCAGCAGCAGAGGCCGAAATAGCGGCGGATCGGCTCTGCGGAAATGGAATTACGGCATTCAGGCGGCGGTCTGAGCCGGCGACGAAGGGCGAAGGCCCGGCAAGGCGTTCCCCTTCGTCGCGATCATCATCTTTCCGGTGCATCTGAAGTCTCCGTTGAACGAGACGAGGTATCGCACAGGAGACAGCCAAGTTGTCGGCAATGAGTGACAAGGACTCGGCAAAGAGAGCCAAGGTTATGAGTGACGCTTTTTACGCACAAAACCTTTTGAAAGAGGCGTTCCCGGAGAGCCGTTATGGCTCGGTCAAGGGAGCGATTTTCGCGGCATATCGCTTCGTCAGCCCCAAGGTGACGAAGGAAGTGACCCCGAGACGAATTCGATCGATCCGGGACGGGACCGCCCGCCGGATCGACGCTGAGGAAATGGAAGCGCTCAAGGCAGCGATCATCGAGGAGGCCCATCGTGAGCAACAGGAATTACGCGCCCGTCTGGCTGCGCTGGACAAAAAGGTTGCCGCTTTCGCTGCGCGCTCGTCTGGCGAACCGGTGGCGGGCTCGGGCGAATAAGTGGGCTGATCGGGCTGAATGGATCATGAGCGGGGAATGAGATGAGATACGGATCTGTCTGCTCAGGAATCGAGGCGGCGACAATGGCCTGGCATTCGCTTGGCTGGACGCCTGCCTTCTTCTCCGAGATCGAGGCATTCCCGTCTGCGGTCCTCGCTCACCACTATGGATCAAACATGCCTGGCGAGCCGCTGGCAAAGAACGGAATCCCGAACTATGGCGACTTCACGACGATCGGCCCAGACGCAGGACCTATTGACCTTCTGGTCGGAGGAACCCCTTGTCAGTCCTTTTCCGTCGCTGGAAAGCGTCTCGGACTGGATGATCCGCGCGGCAACCTCGCCCTCGAATATCTCGCATTGGCTCGCCGCCTGCGCGCCCGTTGGATCGTCTGGGAAAACGTCCCCGGTGTCCTTTCCTCTCACACAGATGATGAACAAGGCGAAGAAGACGAAGGCGACGAAGGGCTCGAAAGCGCCGACTTCGCCACGTTCCTCAGCTTCGTTCAAGAATGCGGGTATGGGTTCGCCTACCGGGTTCTTGACGCTCAATATATCCGAGTGGACGACTTCGCTCGTGCCGTCCCACAGCGACGGCGCCGTGTCTTCCTTGTCGGATATCTTGGAGACTGGCGACGTGCTGCAGCGGTATTACTTGAGCCCGAAGGCATGCGCGGGGATTCTGCGCCGCGCCGAAGCTCGCAAGAAGGTTCTGCCACGAGAGCTTCGTATGGCATTAGCCCAGATTGCTTCGACCGTGATGGAGAAGGAGCAGGAGGCACCGCAGCCGAGCGAAGCGGTCTAGGCTTGGACCCGGGCGTGGCTTACGCACTTCGCGCCAAACGTCCAGGCGGGGTAGCCGCCGCATATGGTGGTGGCAACACCTCTGGACCCATCGACATATCGACGGCCCTGACGGCCCATGGTCAACGCCAGGACTTTGAAGTCGAGACATTTGTTGCAGAAATTGCATCTACGTTGCCGGCCGGCGGGAATTCGACTGGTGGGGAGCGCCAACCCGGAATGGGCGCTGAAACTGCTGCGACGATGCTGGTGGCCCACGCGCTACGCGGTGAGGGTTTTGATGCCAGCGAAGACGGGACGGGGAGAGGGACGCCTATCGTGCCGGTTCCGCTCACGCTGGCAATTCGCGGTCGAGATGGCGAACCCGATATCGAGTGGCGTCAGGACGGCACAGCGAACGCTATCTTGACACCCAACGGTGGGCGTGCCGGGATGGGTGTCGGTGCCGTCGCCTTTGCTCAAAACAGCCGCGATGAGATACGCCTCGTTGGCGGTGACGGTCAGGTGGTCGGCGCTCTGGCTGCTGAACCCGGCATGAAGCAACAGAGCTATGTCGCCCAGCAGTGGGCCGTCCGTCGCCTCATGCCGATCGAATGCGAGCGCCTTCAGGGCTTCCCAGACAATTTCACCAACGTTCCATGGCGCGGCAAGGATACGGCTCCTGACGGCCCTCGTTACAAGGCCCTCGGCAACTCCATGGCCTGTAACGCGATGCGTTGGATCGGCCAGCGCATCGATATCATGGAGAAGCTGATCAAAGCTGGGAGGATCGCAGCATGAACGAATCCGATCTCCTCCGCGAAGAGATAGCCGAGCTCGAAGCCCAGATATTCCGCCTCAAGGGCAGCATGCAAAAGGCCGACAATGGCGTGAAGCTTTCGAAGCTCGCGATAATCACCCGCCTTCGTGACAGGTGCCAGCGCTCTTTGGCTGCGCTCGAAAAGAGAGGAGCGGCGGCATGAGCCAAAACACCTCCTCCGCCGTCATGCAGCAGCGCAGCGAGCCGCACGATAGCCTTGACGATTTCCCGACCCCGCCTTGGAGCACACGCGCACTGTGCGAATGGCTCGTCCATCAGCAAAGCCAGCCGCTCGACATGTTGCGTTGCCGGGAGCCTGCAGCCAACCGTGGCCACATGGTCTCGCCGCTTCGGGAATATTTCAAGATCGTCGAAGCTGCTGACGTTCATGACTACGGGGGCGGCTTCCCAGTCAAGGACTATCTATTCGGGATAGACCCGCCGACGGTCGATTGGACGATAACGAATCCGCCGTTCCGTTTGGCCGAACAGTTTATAGAGCGCGCGCTAGCCACCAGCATCCAAGGTGTAGCCGTCATCGTCCGATCGGCCTTTCTTGAGAGCGTAGGGCGGTACGACCGGCTGTTCTCGCGGCGTCCTCCATCGCATGTCCTCCAGTTCTCCGAGCGCGTGGTTATGCACAAGGGACGACTGTCTCCTGATGGCTCGACAGCGACGGCATATTGCTGGCTGGTCTGGATGGGGTATCATCATACGCGCTTCGGTTGGTTCCCGCCATGCCGCAAGAAGCTTGAGCGGCCCGAGGACTATGCTGCCTATCGCGAGGTGGCGGCATGAAGTCTTTTGCGCGCTTTCACGCTGATCGCTGCACCAATTCCGTTAGGTTGATTGTCGATGAGAGAGGCCGCGGCAGCAGCCTCTCAACTTACGCAACTCTATCAGGTCGAAACACGGCCGCCACCTGTGGGGCTCTTGACCATCCACGGCTGGATTGCCGGCTGCTTCATCAAGATCCCTTTTTTATTCCCGAATGCCCGGACGGCATCGCGAGCTACCTCAAGCGGCTTATGACCGTCGTGGGCCATGTAGCAGGTTTTGAGGGTGGCCTCATGTACGAGGTCTCGGTCGTTCTCGGGCCAATCTTCGAGAAAATCGATGGCATCTGCGAGAGAGATTATCTCCCGAACCAGGCCTTCCCGCTCCTTCAAATATACGGGATGATTAAAGTTAGCGTTCATAGCTACCTCACTGAAAACGTTGGTGATCAACAAGGATGGCGCAGTGATTCAGCGCCGGCCAAAAATGTATTTTCTCTGCTTTTTCGTTTCAATAGATACCGAATGAAATTTTTCGGGGAGGCTCGGCCATGACCTTCTCAGAAGCATACGCCGTCCACGGCCCTGACACTATCGCCATCAGCCGAGCCCTGGATATCCCAGAGCATGAAGCCGACCGGAGGATTTCCGAAGAGCTGAACAAACGCCATGTCGAGCGCGTCGAAAAACAGGCCAGAAAAACGGCTGCCTATAATCAGGCTTACAACGTTCGCCGTCGAAGCCGACTACGCGAAATCCGCGCCGGGAGGTCGGCATGACGCGTTTCGCCCAAGTCGATATGAATGCGGTCGCACCGCTCCTACCTGGCGACAAAGTGGCCGGTCGTGTTGCTGCTAGAGGTGAGCATTTCGATTTTAAGCCTTCGGCGAACGGAAAAGTTCATTCCGATCTTCCTCTTCGCTTTAGGTCGCCGACAGACGTTGAAAAGCTGCTACCGACCTTTGTTGATCTTTGCGGTACCGCAATAGGTCGTCTGAAGGTCATGGGCATTGCCGTCGATATCACCTCGACGAGCGGCCAATGCTGGGTTGTCCGCTGCGTTTGCGGCGCATACGAAACCAGAAAGGCCAAATATATCAAGTCCTGCGTCGCAGGCACCAATCCTGGTGAGCATGAACCAATGTGCGACTGGTGCGGCAAGACCCGTAAGCTCCAGATGGGAATTGGCGTGCATCGCAGCGAGCTGCTCGTGAAAATCGAGGGCTACAAATGACCGAAGCCGTTCGAGAAATCTCCTTTCATCTGCCGATGCCGCCCTCCTTGTGGAAGCTCTATCAGGGCCGCGGTTTCACGATGCGCCGATCTAAGGAATACAAGGATTGGATTGAAGAAGCCGGTTGGATGCTGATCGCACAACGGAACCGCGGCGGAAAGTTTCGGCGCTTCCCCGGCGACGTCGCTGTGAGGGTCGAAGCCTATCGCGGCGCGAACAAAGGTCGTGACATCGACAATATCCTGAAGGGCATCCTGGACCTGCTTCAGTCCACCGGCACGATTTCAGACGACAAATGCGTCGTCGATCTTCATGCGCGGTGGGTTGATGAGGGCGTCCCCTGCACCGTGACGGTGAGGGAGGCGCCATGAGCAATGATTGGTTCCGCTCGTGGCACGGTGCGCCTACTGATCCTAAGTGGCTCGGCATAGCCAGGCGCGCCGGAGTTGCTCCCGGTATCGCTGTCGCCGTCGCATGGGCACTTATGGACCGAGCTTCGCAGGCGTCAGATCGCGGATCGATCAGCGGATACGATGCGGAGGGGCTTGCCTATTTCTACGGATGCGAGCCTGAGCAGGTCGATGCGATCGTCGCCGCTATGACGGATAAGGGCATGATTGCCGACGGCAGGTTTTCCAGTTGGGAAAAGCGGCAGCCGAAGCGCGAAGATGGTGCGGCCGAACGCGCTCGCGAGTGGCGCGAACGCAAACGAACGCAGGCGAACGCATCTGCAACAACAGATAAAGATACAGATACAGAACCTTCGGAAGACGCGCGCGCGCCTGAGGAAGATCCTGATTTCGAAAGATTTTGGGATGCCTACCCGAACAAGACCGGGCGCCCATCGGCAGAGAAAGCTTTTTCCAAAGCCATTCTGCGCGCAAGCCTAGACGAAATCATAGCCGGCGTCGCTGCCTATGCGGCCAAGACGGACGATCGGCAATGGTGCTCTCCGGTGAAATGGCTCTCCGATGACCGCTGGAAGGATCAACCGGCAAAACCTCCCGACAAGCGTCCTCCTAAGCCTAACGGCTTATCTCACCTGCAGAAAACTCAAACCCGAGAAGAATATTTGCGCCAAGAGCGCGAAAGAGCCGAAAGGAGCTGGAGATGAACATCCAAATCGAAGCCACACGTTTTCAGTCTCAGGCCGAAATGGTCGCAGAGGCCAGGGCGCGCCGGAAGCGGTTTGAGATTGCTGGACGTTTAGCGGCGATGAAAAAAATCGCCCCACTGCCGACGCCAGAGCCGGAAAAAGAACGGATCACGCTAAGCCCGCTTCCCCTCTGGTCGCAGTTCGGCTTGAACTTCGATGCCCACGTCGTCGAGTGGCATCTTCGGCGAGCCAATCCAGCGCTGACATACGTCAAGGATCGCTGCAATGAGCTCGGGTGGACGTTCAGCACGATCGTTGGTCCGCAGCGCCGCCGTCCGGTCGTCAGGGTGCGGCAAAAACTAATGTGGGAGGTCTCGGAGAAGTTCAATCTGAGCCTTCCGCAGATCGGCCGCATGTTCGGCGGCCGAGATCATACGACGGTTCTTCATGCTATCCGCAAGGTAGAGGCTGATACGCCAAGGGCGGCAGCATGATCGATATCCCGACCAATGATCTGAAAATCGAGGTATGGCCTATCTCGGGTATCCACGAGCGCGGCGGCCAGCATGTAGGCACATACCCAGGCGTCCGCATCACGCATCTGCCCAGCGGCATCAATGCCTATGTCGATATCGGCCGCTCCCAGCACATCAACAAGCTCATCGCCATGGACATGATCCTAGCGGCGATCACTCACCCGAAATTCCGGTAACCGAGCGGCTGCTCAAACCACGAGGGCAATGAAATGGCGGCAAGAGAAAATTGGTACTGCATCAGAACTGCTCCCGGCGCACAACGTAACGCAAAAGCTCCGGAAGGAATGCCAGGACTGATGGAGAGCGTTATTGAGCGCAATCTCCGCAATGAGGGTTTTCGCGTCTTCATGCCGACAGTCCATTTTGAGGTAAGGCACGCGCGTACCAAGAAATGGACCGAGCGCCGATTCCCGCTTTTGGTGGGATATGCCTTCGTCGACATGCTTGGCAAACAGTTCGAGGATGTTCGTCGCGTGGAAGGCGTCATGTGCTTTCTGCGTCGCTCCGCAATGTCTGGTCCATACCAGATGCCGGCCGACGATATCAATTCGCTCATGACGATCGAGGAAGAAAATAGAGCATTGATCCAGAAGCGACGCGCCGAACGTGAGGCGCGAGATCGTCGCGCACTTCATCAAACCACTCGCAAGGATCGCGAGCAGATTATGCCAAAGGACACCATCGCAACGATCTGCGGTAAGAGTCCGTTTAGCGGCCTTGTCGCGCGCGTTATTGGCCCGTCATCCCGAGGGAAGGTAAAAGCTGTGATTGAAACCCTTGACAGCATGTTGGAACTTGACATCCCACTTGAAAATCTAGAGGCGGTCGCCTAGAATCGTGGAAACTGATTTGCCGCCTGATCCATCGGGGCTCTTAATGTCGTCCGAGGGGCGCGCCCTAAAGCCGCTTGATGCGGTGTTTGGCGCGTGCGGATTTTCCTAGAGAATATGAGGCACTCCCCGGTTTGGCCACCGGGATAATCCTCGGCTCGGGGCTTAGGTTCCGAGCGACGAAATCTGGAAGATGTAGGTCTTCGGCGAGATCGCTTTGCGTGAGCTGCGGTCACCTACTTCCAGAGCCAATTTGAGGCGTGGCGTCTCAGCCGCGAAGGGCCAATGCGTAATAATCGGTCCAACAATTTGAGGTAAAAGCCTCAACGAAACGGCGTAGCTTAAGGAAAAGCACCCGGCAAAGGAAAGCAGAGCCTCTTCATAGGTTTCTCAACCGCCATGCGCAGCGGAAGGGTGATGTGGGGGTGATGTCAGTACTCGGGAGTTGTGGGGTCATGGCCCACCGTCGAGCCAATTCGCCCAATAGGGCAACGAGATCGGGCGGCATAGAGCCTAACTTGGGCCACAATCGTGGTAGCAATGGGTCCTCTGCCTCTCGACCATATCGAGAATGATGGCTAAGCCCCGAGCGATAAAGCAGCGCCCTTAACCAGGGATTGGCGCGCTGGCCTGAGGCGGTAAGATTTCCGCACATTCTCGACCAATTCCTCACCAGAGGACAGGACGGCGGATAGTCATTCGTGAAGGTTGGGATTCGTGCCCGGCCGTCCCGCCCTGAAATTCGCCAGCCTAGCTCAGTAGGTAGAGTAGTGGTTTTGTAAACCGAAGGTCGCCGGTTCAGGTCCGACCGGGGAGCCAATACGAAGGGGAAGCCGACGCGCCCCGAATATCAAGCGAGCGAAGCGTTGTTTCGGTTGCCGATAGGGTGACACAACGCCGAGCCCGTCGGCCAAGCTGGGAGGGTAGCCCGGCACCTATAACTTGCCAGCTTTTGCAATCTGTTCTTCAATGAACCGCAAAGCACGTTTCATCGAGGCAAGAATTTGCTGTTGGCGAGCTTCATACTCAGCCGTTATGTCGACCTGTGTCCCATCAAGGTTATGATGAAACAGGCGAACGCCTAGGCTTTTGGCCGTTCCAATATCCTCCTCCAATTTCATTATGGCTTCGATTTGCTCGGCTTTATATGTGCTGAGTTCCATGCGCATCTCCATTCGGTTGCAACCAAGATCATACTCCCGTCATCGCGGTGAGCAACGCTTGAAATCACTGTGTGGGAGAACGTTTTGACGCGCCCGTATCCGCCAGCAGACATGATCGAAGATACTGGCATCCGCTTCGAACCGGCGCCTGATCTTCTGGAATGGGCGCGCTCTTCCTTCATCAATGATGATGCCGACCTCCTCAACGAGGATCATGCTCATCTTCGCGTCGCCGCCATCGGGATGCTTTGGACTAATGTCCCAAATGGTCGTAACGGCCGTCGCATCATCGGCCAATGCGAGATGGGGTTGCCTCCGGCCGGAAAATGGTCCCGCGCCAGGATAGAGCTTCAGCTGCAGCAATGGTTCGGAGACGTTCCAGACTTCCTCCTGACCTTTGACGCGCATTATGCGTCGGTCTGCTCCGATGCTGAGTTTTGCGCTCTCGTCGAGCATGAGCTTTATCACGCTGGGCAAGAGCGCGATGCTTTCGGAGCCCCAAAGTTCCGCAAGATGACAGGCCTTCCAGCCTTCACGTTGCGAGCACACGACGTGGAAGAATTCGTCGGCGTTGTTCGTCGCTATGGTGCAGATGCCGCCGGCGTGCGCGCGATGGTCGACGCCGCCAATCAAGAACCCGAGATCGCCAGAGTGCGGATCGCACATGCATGCGGCACCTGCCAGCTTAGGGTCGCGCAACTGACCGGAGCCTGACATCGCATGGCCAAGGGTACGCTCAAGGATGAGGCGAAGACATTCATTGTCCAGAGCCTCGCATGCTTCGATACGCCTTCCGTTGTCGTCGAAGCGGTCAGGAAGGAATTCGGCGCGACAATCACCCGCCAATCGGTTGAGGGATACGACCCGACGAAGAAGGCCGGCAGCAACCTCGCAGAGAAGTGGCGGCTGCTGTTTGAGGAGACCCGCAAGACGTTCCTCGAAGACACCGCCTCGATCGCCATCAGCCATCGCGCCGTCCGTCTCCGCGCTCTTCAGCGCATGGCAGACAAGGCAGAGAACCAAGGTAACATGGTGCTGGCGTCGAACCTCTTAGAACAGGCGGCTAAAGAGGTCGGTGACAGCTATAGCAATCGTCAGAAGGTCGACCACACGTCGAGCGATGGAAGCATGACGCCGAAAGCAGCCTCATTTGATCTGGCGAGCATGACGGATGAAGAGCTTGAAGCGTATCGAACTCTCGCTGCCGCCGCTGAACGAAATCGAACTAGAGCTTGAGCGGCGCGCTTGCCAGCGGTCATTTGCTGCCTTCGTCAAAAAGGCGTGGCATATTCTGGAGCCCGCAGCGGAGTTGCGTTGGGGCTGGTCTCTTGATGCTATATGCGAACATCTGCAGGCGGTACACGACGGCCATATTCTCAGCCTGTTGATGAATGTCCCGCCTGGCTGCATGAAGTCGCTGTTGACTGGCGTCCTTTTCCCGGCTTGGGAATGGGGGCCGGCTAAACGGCCAGATCTTCGCTTTCTGGGGACGTCACACAAACAGGACCTGGCGGTTCGCGATAACATGAAGTGCCGCCGGCTTATACAGTCGCGCTGGTATCAGGACCGTTGGCCGGTTGTTCTAACGGGAGATCAGAACGCAAAGACCAAATTCGAGAACGATAAGACCGGCTTCCGTGAGGCAATGGCGTTCACGTCTATGACAGGTTCTCGCGGTGATCGGGTTATCTTGGACGACCCGTTATCGGTGGATGATGCGAATTCCGATGCAACCCTGTTGGCGGCGGAAACGACGTTCACGGAGGCTTTGCCAACCCGACTGAACAATGAAAGTTCAGCGAAGATTGTAATCATGCAAAGGCTGCATGAGCGAGACACCTCTGGCATTATCTTCGCCAAGAAGCTTGATTATGTGCATCTCATGCTGCCGATGGAGTTTGATCCAGAGCGGCGCTGCACAACGATTATCGGATTCAGTGACCCGAGAACCGAGGAGGACGAGCTTCTTTTTCCTGAGCGTTTTAGTCGCCGACAGGTTGATGACCTCAAACGAACGATGGGTTCTTATGCGGTCGCTGGTCAATTCCAGCAGCGACCGGCGCCACGCTCTGGCGGTATGTTCCAGCGTGGCGACTTCGAGGTTGTCGAAGCGATCCCGGCCGGCGCGAGACGCTGCAGAGCCTGGGACTTCGCGGCATCCAAGCAGAAGCCCGGCAAGCAACCGGACTGGACCGTCGGTCTCGGCATGTCCTATGCCAATGGAACATTCTATATCGAGGATATCCGCCGCGGGCGCTGGTCGCCGGCTGAGGTCGAAAAGAACCTCAAGAACACGGCAACGCAGGACGGCGTCTTTGTGACCGTTCGGATGCCACAAGATCCAGGCGCCGCCGGCAAAGCGGATGCCGAAACAAAGATCAAGCTGCTCGCTGGGTTCGATGTGAAGGCTGTTGCCCCGACTGGCGACAAGGCGACACGCGCGAAACCAGCATCTGCCCAAGCGGAAGCCGGGAACGTCAAGCTTGTCCGCGCCGATTGGAATGAAGCGTTCCTTGATGAGATCTGCTCGTTCCCCAACGGGCAGTTTGATGACCAGGTCGATGCCTTCGCCGATGCGCTGAACGAGCTCGCATTGGGCAACATGGGGCCTGGCATGGCGCTCTACGAGCTGATGCGGCAACAAGCCGAGGGTGCCGGGAAAGAAGAGCCGGAAGCCATCGAGGCTGAACTCGCACCCGGATCGGTTGAACATGCACAGGCCATCATGGGCCGCTGAAAGGATAGCCGCCCATATGCCGACCCTTACTCCTGGCGCGGTGACGCAGTCATTGGCGCAGTTCAGCACCTATGCGACATTCCAGCCGTCCAGCGGATTGTTCTCGCCTGGTCTGCCGCCGATACCACCCGATCCGCAGCCGGTTCGCGTTCAGGACTTCCCGACTGGCGTCAACCTCAATTGGACGCCGCGTGCCTATGATCCGTTCGGGTTTCCAGCGCTGCGCAGCTTCTCCAACGTCGAGTTGGTTCGCCTCGCGATCGAAACCCGCAAGGACCAGATCGAACGCCTGGATTGGCGGGTGAAGAAGATCGGCGCCAAGCGTGCCGACAACAATGACCCTCGCATTCAGGAGGCTATGCGGTTTCTACGTAAGCCGGATGGGCAGCATCACTTTGCTGTCTGGCTTCGCATGATTGTCGAGGATCTGCTGGCACTTGATGCGCCAGCGATCGAGGTACGTCGAAACCGAGCCAGAAAGGTTATCGGGCTTGATGTTGTCGACGGAGCTTCAATCAAGGTTCTGGTTGATCAAAACGGGCGGCGGCCGCTCCCTCCTGATCCTGCCTATCAGCAGGTCATCAAGGGGAGGGTGTGGACAAACCTGACGACCGACGATCTGCTTTACCATCCGCGCAATCGGCGATCGAACCATATGTACGGGTTCGGGCCGGTCGAGCAGATCATCGTTACCATCAACACAGTCATGCAGCGCCAGGCCGCGCAGCTGGCGCACTTCACGGCCAGCAACATTCCGTCTGGTATCTTGAATGCGCCGAATGGCTGGACACCTCAGCAAATCAAGGATTTCCAAGATTGGTTTGATGCAGTACTTACGGGAAACACCCAAGACCGCAGCAAGCTGAAATGGGTTCCAGAGGGCACCAAGTATCAGGCCTTCAAGGATGCTCCAATTAAGGATGAATTCGACGAGTGGCTGGCCCGCATCGTCGCCTTTGCTTTCTCGCTGCCGCCGACGCCATTCGTCAAACAGATGAATCGGTCGACATCAGAGACCGATCAGGAGCGAGCGCAGGAGGAAGGCCTTGGGCCGCTCCTGATCTGGGCCAAGCGTCTGATGGATGATGTCATTCAGGAGCTTCTTGGGTTTTACGATCTGGAATTCGCTTGGGAGGTCGAGCGTGATGTCGATCCAGAAACGCAATCCAAGATCGACGACATGGATCTCCGCAACGGCTCCCGGACCATCAACCAGGTTCGATCGGATCGTGGTCAAGACCCGTATTCGAACGCGCTTGCCAATGAGCCCCTCGTGATGACGGCCAACGGCTATGTCCCGCTGACGTCGTATCAGGACAGCCGAGACGACAAGGCAGCGAATGCAAAGGCGATGGCGGATGCCGTTGCCAACCCAGAAGATGAAACTGACCAACCTTCCGACGGCGAGAATGATGAGCCGCGCGCCGGTGATCCGGATTAAGCAGAGGATATCAACATGAAGTTTTTCGCCGCGATCTCGAAGGTCGAGGAAAACAATGATGGAACCTTGGCTGTCGAAGGCATCGCCTCTACGGAAGCCGTTGATTCCGATGGTGAAGTTGTGAAGGCAGCTGCGATTTCCGCCGCCCTTCCGGATTTCATGCGCTATGGCACTGGCAATCTTCGCGAGATGCATCAGCCGCTCGCCGCCGGGACGATCGACAAGGCCGATGTGGTCGAGGGAAAGACCGTCATTACTGCCACCGTCGTCGACCCGATCGCCATCACGAAGGTGAAGGCCGGCGTCTACAAGGGTTTTTCAATCGGCGGCAAGGTCACGGAGCGCGATGTCTTGAACAAGAAGGAAGTCACTGGCGTCAAGCTGGTAGAGATTTCTCTGGTGGACCGGCCGGCGAACCCTGAGGCGGTCATCAGCATGTGGAAGTTCGAGGATATTGATGATGATGGCGCGGCAGCAATCGTGAAAGTCGATGATGCCCCAATTGAAGTTCAGGGTTCCAGCCCGAACAAGGGTGACGACTTCGAACAGGTCTGGCGCTCATCGCGTGATGGAACCGTCCACCTGAAGAAGGCAGATCTGCTCGCCCATCATAAGGAACTTGACGACGCGGCCGCACTTTCCGTGTTGACCGGCGATGCCATGGGCAAGCTCGGCGCCATCGAGGATATGGCCAAGCGCGAGTTTTCTACCGAAGAACGCAAGGAAGATGCCAAGAGTGGGAAGGCGCTTCCTGATGGCTCATTTCCAATCGAGAATGATTCTGATCTCGAAAATGCAATCCATGCATATAGCCGCGCAAAGAACAAGGCGGCAGCCAAGCGACATATCATCCGTCGCGCCCGCGCCCTTGGTGCTACCGACAAGCTTCCCGATGGCTGGGTACGGACTACGAAGAAATTCGAAGAGGGTGCGGATCTGACGAAATCCGTGACCCTCTATGGTGTCGCGAACATGCTGCAGCTGCTTGCCTGCCTCGATGACGCTGAAGAGGTCTTCGAGATGAATGGCGGCTGGCCGGGTGCAGTGAACGCGCCGGCAGAACTCGCCGATCGGTTCGGCGCGCTCGTTGTGGAGCTTGGCGATCTATGCGCAGCGGCCCTCGATGTCATCGTTGCATCCATGTCAGATGAAGAGGCACAGGAAGCCTTGCAGCGCGGTGAATTGATGGTCGACATCACGAAAGCCGGCGCGCGGCACTCGCAGGCGGATATGGCCGACCTTCAAGCCGCTCACGATGCGCTAGTGAAGCTCGGGGCTGATTGCGGCATGGAAAAGGCCGAGCACACCCACGATCTGCACATGATCGGCGAGGGGGCTGAAACCCTGCAGAAGAGAGCCTATGACCAGATCTCGGCGCGCCTTGATGAGGTGCTGCCGCTCGTCAAGGGCCTCAAGGACGATAACGAGACGCTGATGAAGCGTATCAAGGAACTCGAAGATCAGCCGACGCCGGCCAAGACAGCTGGTTCTCATGCGATCTCGAAGGAACATGACACGATCGGCGCGGGTGCCGAACCGGTCATTACGAAGGCCGAAGTGCTTTCAATGTTGAATGAGCTTCCATCGGAGGAGAGGGCGCTTGCGCTCATCAAGATCGCTCACGGGAAGCCATTCACAATGACGCCTCGCGGCTAATCACCAATCCCATCAATTGCTCGATTGCGCACTCGTATTACTACGGGTGATGCGAAAGGATTCTCCTATGGATACCAAGACTGAAACGGTCGAGGACCTGATCAAGAGCGCCCGCGCCAACCCCTCCGAGGATATCGCGCGCCGCATCATGACCGAGGCTGGCGCCGGCAACTCCCCCGATATCGTCTCCGCAGTCCTCAAGGCTGCCGGTGTTTCTGACGATGTCATCCAGAAGACCATCTCCACGTCGACCGGCCTCGTTGCCTATGACCTTCAGGCCCCGGCGAAGAACCTCTATCCGGTCGCGACACCTATCCGTAATCGACTGCCGCGTGTCGGCGGCGGTACCGGCACGGCCACAAACTGGCGCCAGGTGAATGCGATCGTCGGCTCTGGCTTTGATGCCATGGGCTGGGTTCCGGAAGGTCAGCGTTCCGGTCAGATGTCCTATTCGACCTCGAACAAGGCAGCTTCTTACGCCACACTCGGCGAAGAAGACGCGATCACCTATGAAGCCATCAACGCGGCCCGCGGCTTCGAAGACGCTCAGGCTCGCATGACGATGCGCCTCCTGCAGAAGACGATGCTCAAGGAAGAGTTCGCTCTTATCGGCGGCAACAACTCCCTCGCGCTCGGAACGCCGACGGCTCCGACACTTTCCGTGGCAGGCACGACCGGTACTTTGCCGGCCGCGACCTACTCTGTGATCGTGGTGGCCCTGACCCTCGAGGGTTAT